ACTTCAGCCGCCACGACCGCGCCCGCGCGCAGGGCCGCGCCGCCGGCGCCTCGGGCCGGGCCGGGGAGGCGTGGGTCGACGACCACCACGAGCTCGCGCTCGGGCGCGGCTGGCTCGCCTGCGTCGACCACGTCGGCGCCCCGGCGCAGCCCCACGTCGTGCGCGGGCACATCGCCCGCGACCAGCGCAACCGCGTCCTCATGGCCGTCACCGGCGTCGCCCCGCCCGACTACCTGGGGTGCACCTCGGACGGGCGCGCGCTCGCGGTGGAGGTGAAGCGCCGCGAGGGCCGCCTCGGCGCGCCGCTCTCCGACGACGAGCTCGCCGGCGGCGTCGACGCCCGCGACGCGCTCGAGCGGCACCAGGCCCAGTACCTCGCCGCGGTGGCGATGGCCGGCGGCCTCGCCCTCGTGGTGGTGACCTTCGTCCGGCGCGCGAGGGGCCTCCCGGTGGCGTCGCGGCACGCGGTGCCGTGGCGCGAGCTCGCGGGCCGCTGGCACTCGCCGAAGGGCGGGCGCCTCTCCGTCGGCCCCGAGGACCTCGAGGACCACCGCGTGCGCGGCGACTGCTACCTCGCGCCCTGGTGCGCGCCCCCCGAGGCCGCATGAGCACTTCGAAGCGCCGCTCCCTCGCCGCGGAGGTCCTCGTCGCCGCGGTGCCCCCGCTCGTCACCGAGCTCCTCGCGACCGCGCGCGGCGTCGTCCGCCGCGAGCACGAGGCCTGGCTCGCCCGCCGCGCCGCCGAGAAGCGGCGCAGGAAGTAGGACCCCGTCGTGAGCGACCGCGATGCCGACCCCGCCGACCCGATCGACCCGATCCTCGCGCTCGCCGAGCGCCTCTACGGCCGCTCGGAGGGCTCCCTGCGCGTCGGCGTCGGGCGGCACATCGCGGAGCTCGTCGCCGTCGGCGGCACGCTGGCGCAGCCCTCGTACGAGCGCGTCGTGCGCGTCGAGCGCACGCAAGGGCTGCCGATCCCCGGCACCGACGCCGCGCGGCTCGTCCCCGTGGACGCCGCCACGGCCCTCGCCGCGCACCTCCGCGGCCTCGCCGCCCGCGCGGTCGAAGCGCGCGCCCACGAGGTGACCGCCGCCCGCGCCGCGCTGGAGAAGGCGGAGCGCGCCCTCGCCGACGCGGAGGCCGTGGCCGAGCGCTGCGCGTCCCTGCGCGACGCGGGCCTCGCCCGCGCCCGCGCGGCGGCCGACGCGGGGTGAGCCCGATGCCCCGCGGGGTGCCCCTCACCGCCGAGCAGCTCGCCGAGCTCGCGGCGCTCTACGGCGAGACGCTCAACGCCAGCGCCGTCGCCGCGGAGATGAAGGTCTCGGTCTCCACCGTCACCCGCAACCTCGCGAGGCTCGGGGAGCAAAAGCGGGCAAAGCTCCAGAGGGAGGCCCTCGGGGGCGCCCTCATCGAAGCGCAGGAGGGCCTCGCCGACAGCTTCCGCGAGGCGCGGGAGTTCCTCCGGCACAACCTCGAGCTCGGCGCGCTCGAGCCCGGCCACGTCGCCGCGCTCCTCCAGGGCCTCGCCCGCGGCGCCGCGGGGCTCGCCGCGCTCGACCAGCGCGAGGAGCGGCGGCGCCAGGCGCGCCTCACCCGCGAGAAGACCCGCGCCGAGACGGCGAAGATCGCGAAGGGCGAGGCGCCCACCACGGAGCAGCTCCTGGCGCTCCTCGCCGCGCTGCCCCGCGACGAGGTCCTCCGCGTGCTCGCCGAGCTCCGGGCCCGCCGCGAGGCCCCCGCCGCCGCGCCTTCGAAGGGGGCGTGACGTGTGGCCGCCCGGCGCGCCGACAACTTCGACCTCCTCGAGGAGGTGTTCGCCGCCGAGCTCGCCCGCCGCGACGACCGGCCCGACCTCGCGCGGTGGGTCGAGCGCGTCGCGCCCGACCAGGCGCCCGTCCCCTGGCACCTCGCCCGCCTCATCGCCCTCTTCGAACGGGCGATGGTCGAGCGGGTGTTCGCGCTCGTCAGCATGCCCCCGCGGCACGCGAAGAGCACCACCGTCCGCCGGGCGCTCGCGTACGCGACCTGCCGGTACCCCGACCGCCTCAACGCCTTCGTCACCTACGCGAGCTCCTACGCCCGCACGCACTCCCGCGCGATCCGGCGCCTCGTCGTCCAGCAGGGCGGGAGGGTCGACGCCGGCGCCGCCAACCTCGACAACTGGCGCACCCCCGAGGACGGCGGCCTCTCGGTCACCGGCCGCGACGGGCAGCTGACGGGCAAGGGCTTCGACGGCTTGCTCGTCCTCGACGACCTCATCAAGAACCGCAAGGAGGCCGAGAGCGCGCACCTCCGCGAGCAGCTCAACCAGTCGTTCAGCGACGACATCTACACGCGGTCGGAGCCCCCGCACGGGAGCATCATCGTCATCGCCACGCGGTGGCACGAGGACGACCAGGTCGGGCGCCTCGAGCGCGAGCGCGACGAGCGGGGCAACCCCGTCTGGGAGGTGCTCAACCTCCCCGCGCTCCGCGACCCCAGGACCGGCGAGCCCTCCGACGCCGACGACGCCCTCCCGCTCTGGCCCGAGCGGTTCCCGCGGGAGGCGCTGGAGAGGATCCGCCGCAAGCTCGGGCCCTACGGCTGGTGGTCGCTCTACCAGGGCAGGCCCCGGCCGCGCGACGGCAAGGTCTTCAAGGTCGCCGCGCGCTACGGGTCGACGCCCTACCCCGGGCGCTACGTGCTCGCGGTCGACCCCGCGGGCTCCGCGCGCACCCGCGCCAACCACACGGTGGCCGTCGCCCTCTGGTGCGTCGGTCACGGCAACGACCTCCGCTGCTACCTCCGGGGCCTCGTCCGCTTCCAGAAGGAGCCGCCCGACGCGGCCGTCGCGCTCCTCGCCTTCCAGCGGCGGTTCGGCGCGAAGCTCCACATCGAGGCCTCCCGCGATGGCATCGCGCAGGCCAAGGAGCTCGCGAAGCTCGCGCCCGGCCTCGATGTGGAGATGATCGCCGCGGAGGGCGACAAGTACCTCCGCTCGCAGTCGCTCTCGGCCGCCTGGAACGGCGCGCCCGAGCGGGGCGAGGAGCCGCGGTTCTTCGTCCCCGAGCGGGCCTCGCAGATCGACGCGACCGAGGAGGACCTCGCGAACTACCTCCGCGTGATGGAGAAGTTCACCGGCATGGGCGACCTCGAGGACGACGACGTCGACGCGACGGCCCACGCCTTCAACGTCGCCCGCGCCCAGCTCGACCTCTCGACCCTCGAACGCCCCAAGCTGCGCGGCCCCCGGCCCCGCATGTGAGCACCCGACGCATGGCCCTCCTCGACACGCTCCGCGCCGCCGGCCGCCGCGCCCTCGCCTCCGCGCAAGGGCTCGCGCGCGCCGCGCTCGGCGTCCCCGCGGCGCCGCCGGCGGCCTCGCGCTCCCGGCGCGACCCCGCGGCCGGGCCGCAGGTGGTGCCCGTCCTCGACGAGTGGGACGTGGAGGACGTGCGGCGCGCGCTCTACGCGCACGAGCACGGCGATTTCCGGCAGTCGGCGCTCCTCGCTGACCAGATGGGGCGCGACGCGCGCATCGCCGGGGTGCTGGGCACGCGCGTCAACGCCGTGCTCTCCATGCCGCGCGGGCTGCGCCTGCCGCCCGACGTCGCCCCCGGGCGGCGCGCCGAGGCCGAGCGGGCCCTGGCGCTCCTCAAGCCCCGCTTCTCGCGCCTCGTGACGCGCGGCGCCCGAGCGACGGCCCTGCGGTGGCTCGTCGTGATGGGCGTCGTCGTCTGCCAGCGCGTCTGGGAGCGCGACCCGCGCACCGGCCTCTGGGACGTGAAGCTCCAGCCCTGGCACCCGACCTGGGTGCAGTGGGACCCCGCGCGAGGCGTCTACTCCGTGCAGACCCTGGAGGGGCAGGAGGACTGCCCGCCCGACGGGTCGAACCCCCGCTGGGTCGCGATCCCGCTCCTCGACGACGACCGGCCCTGGATGGTCGGCGCGGTGCGGGCGCTCGCGATCCCGTGGCTCATCCTCTCCTGGGCCTACCGCGACTGGGCCCGGTGGTCGGAGAAACACGGCCTCCCGCCCCTCGCGGCGAAGGTGCCCCTCGAGGAGCGCTTCGCGCAGGCGACGGACGCCTTCCTCGACGACCTGCAGCAGCTCGCCAGTGAGCCCACCATCCTCCTCGCGCAGCGCCCCGACGGCGTCTCGCACGACCTGGAGTGGAAGGAGCTCAAGAACTGGCAGAGCTACCAGGGGTTCAAGGACCTGGCCGCGGAGGCCTCCACCAACGTGGCGATCGTGCTCCTCGGGCAGAACCTCACCACCGAGGTGAAGGGGGGCAGCTTCGCCGCGGCGCGCATCCACGAGCTCGTCCGCCGGGACTACCTGCTCGGCACCGCGGCCGCCCTCGACGACGGCGAGCGGCGCGGCGTGGCGGTGCCCTTCACGCAGGCCAACGTGCTCGCCGACCCGCACGACGCGGAGGAGCTCGCGCCCTGCCCCACGACGGACACCGACGTGCAGCAGGAGCCGGAGGCCGCCGCCCGCACGAGCGAGGGCCGCGCGCGCGCCGCGAAGGCGTGGGCGGAGGCGGGCGTGCAGGTGGACGCGACGGCCATGGCGCGCGCTGACGGCGTCGCGATCTCGGCCGAGGCCAAGCCGCAGAACACCGCGCCGATCTTCGCCTATCACATCACCACGGGCGTGGTGACGATCGACGAGGTTCGCGCGACGCTCGGCCTCCCGCCGCTCCCGGGCGGCGCGGGCGCGAAGCCCGCCGCGGTCGCCGACGGCCAGGGCGTCGAGAAGCTCGTGCGCGCCCTCCCCGCGCGCTACGAGGGGATCGACCTCCGCCCAACGACGGGCATGGCCGCCGCCGCGCGGCGCGGGCTCGAGCTGCACGACGAGGGCCTCTCCGGCGACGGCCTCAAGCCCGAGACCGTGCGCCGCGCCCACCAGATCGCCGCGCGCGAGGACCTCACCCCGGGGCACTGGCGCGAGATGGCCGGGTGGTTCGCGCGCCACGCGAGCGACCGCACGCCCGGGTGGTCCTCGCCCCCGACGCCCGGCTACGTCGCCTGGATGCTCTGGGGCGGCGACCCGGGCGAGGAACGCAGCCGCGCGGTGGCCGAGCGCCTCGACCGCGCAGACGCAGAGGACGCATGACCCGCAAGAAGACCGCCCGCGACGACTCCTCCGAGACGCCGCCCGCCGCCCCGTCGCCCACCGCGCCCGCCGCCGACGTGGCGCCGCCCGACGCGGAGGGCGCCGCCGCCGGCCCCGCGCCGACCGATGGCGCACCCGCCGTGCCCGCGCCGGTGGTCACCATCCACGTCTCGGGGCCGATCACGTCGCGCGAGATCGGCGAGGCGCTGAGGCGCGCCCTCGCCTCGGGCGGCGCGCCGACCCTCGCGCCGCCGCGCGCCGCCGAGCCGCCCCCGCCCCCGCCCCCGGCCCCCGAGCTCGCCGAGCTCCGGGCGCAGGAGTCGGACGCCGAGACGCTCTCGGCGCTCTGCGCGGCGCAGCTCCAGCACCCGCAGGACGAGGTCGCCCGCGCGATCGGCGTCCTCGCGTCGCGCCTCGCCCGGAGGGTCCTCTCGCCATGAGCCAGCGCACCCGCGACGCCGCCGCCCGCCGCCCCGAGGGCGTGACCCGCGCCGCCGAGCCGACCGCCGAGCGGGTGATCCCCCTCGTCGCGTCGACCGACGACGTCGACTTCTACAACGAGGTGGTCGACCAGGGGACCTGGCGCCTCGCGCGCTTCGTCCGCAACCCGGTGGCGCTCTACCAGCACGACCGCGGCTGCGAGCCGATCGGCTTCTATCGCGGCGTGCGCGTCGAGGAGGGCGACGGGCGGCGGGAGCTGCGCATGGAGCTCGTGCTCTACCCCGACGACCTGGCGCCCGAGGCGCGCCTCGTCTGGGGGCGCTACTGCGCGGGCGGTCCGGTCCCCTTCAGCGTCGGCTTCTCGTGCGCCCGCACGAAGACCGAGACCCGCTCGGGCCGCGAGGTGCGCGTGCTCTACGACTGCGAACTCGAGGAGGTCTCGGTCGTCACGATCCCCGCCAACCCCCACGCCGTCGCGGAGGCCCGTCGCAAGGGCCTCGCGCTCTACCGCCACCACCACCGCGCCCGCGCGGCGCAGAAGGCCACCACGATGGATCCGTTCGAGAAGCTCCTCTCCGAGAAGGGGTTCACCCCCGAGACGCTCGCCCAGAAGGCCGGCATGACCCAGGACGAGTACAACCTCGCGATCGAGGGGGGCGCCTCCGAGCAGCTCGCCAAGATCGCGGCGGCCCTGGAGCTCGACCCCGCCGCGCTCGCCGAGATGCTCGGCGGCGAGGGCGAGACCGAGGTCGAGCTCGCCAAGACCGCGCCCGCCCCGAAGGCGAAGGCCGCCCGCGGCGCGCAGGGCGACGACCTGCAGGCGCTCCTCGGCGCGAAGACCGCCGCCGAGGTGAAGGCCAAGGTCAAGGCGCTCCTCGCCTCCCAGGACGAGCACCGCGAGCTCGGCGCGCGCCTCAAGTCCCTCGAGGCCCAGGTGGCCGCCGGGGCGGCCGGGGCCGCCGCCCGCGAGCGCGACGAGCAGCTCGAGCACTACCGCCGCAAGGGCGTCCTCACGCCCGCGCGGGAGAACGGCAAGGTCGGCAACTTCCTCAAGGGGCTCAAGACCGCCGCCGAGGTGAAGGCCTTCCTCGACACCCTGGAGCCGGTGGCCGCCCCCGGGCCCGCCGCGCAGCGCGAGGTCGAGGGCGACGGCGCCGAGCTCGGCGAGCGGCACCTGAAGGAGCTCGCCGACGAGACCGGCCTCCCGCTCGAGGACCTCAAGCGCGAGCACGCCGCGCTCCGCGCCCGCCCCGCCGTCCGCTGAGGCGACGCCCCCGCGCCACCCCCTCCCCGCGCGGTGAGCGACCGCCGCGCCCCGCCCACCCCGACCACCCCACCACAGGAGCACTCCCATGACCGCAGCCTCCGCGGCCCGCGAGGGCGCCCGCTTCGGCGAGCACCCGATCGAGTCCACCCTCAACCTCCCCCTCGCCGCGTCCACGCGCGTCTACCAGGGCACCATGCTCATGGTCGCGCTCGTCGGCGCGGCCGCGGGCTACCTCACCCCCGCCGCCGCGTCGGCCGCGCCCGCCCGCGTCGTCGGGGTCTGCGACTGCGACGTCGACAACTCCAGCGGCTCCGCGGGCGACAAGCGCGCCGACGTGAGCTGCGGCGTGTTCGGCTTCGTCAACAGCTCGTCCACCGACGCGATCGACGCGACCATGGTCGGGCAGCCGTGCTTCGCGGTCGATGACCAGACGGTCGCGCGCACGCCGGGCACCGCCAACACCCGGCCCTACGCGGGGCGCATCGTCGGCATGGAGGGCAGCCAGGTCCTCGTCGCCGTCGGCGGCTACAACCCCGACCCGCTCGGGTGCGTCGACCTCTTCCTCCTGGCGGGCGAGGACCTGTCGACCAAGCAGTACCTCTTCGTGAAGCCCTCGGGCACCACGGTCAACACCGTGGTCGCCAACGACACCGCGGGCGGCGACTGCGTCGGCGTCCTCCAGAACGCCCCCGCGAGCGGCGCCGTCGCCGTCGTGCGCACCGCCGGCAAGACCACCGCGATCGCGGGCGGCTCGGTGTCGGCCTGGTCGCGCATCGCCAGCACCAACGCCGGCAAGACCAAGGCGGCGGTCAGCGGGCGCACCGACACGAGCGACGCCGGCGCCTCCAACGACGCGCTCGCGGGCAGCTTCTGCCTCGGCATCGCGCTCACCGCCGGCACCGCCGACGCGCAGCACCAGATCCTCCTCCAGCCCATGGGGGCCATCCCCCAGACGGCGCAGTGATCCACCGCGGGCGCGGCGCGCCGTCGCCTCCGTGACCGCGCCGCGCCCGCCCCTCCCCCCCCCTCCCACCACCCACCTTCCCACCTTCCCACGGAGAGACCCCCATGAGCGGCGGACTCGGCATCATGCAGAACAGCGTCTTCTCGACGCAGAACATGGCCTTGACGGCCTACAACGCGGCCCTCAGCCAGGGCATCCGCTCGGTGCGCAACGAGGACCTCTGGTACCGCGATGTCGCGATGGAGACGCAGTCCTCCACCGAGACCGAGCTCTACGACTGGCTCGAGCAGGCGGCCGACTTCCGCAAGTGGCAGGGCGAGCGGAAGTTCCAGCCCCTGCGGCAGGTCGGCTACGCGCTCACCAACGAGGACTGGGAGTGGAGCATCGAGATCCACCGCAACAAGTTCAGGGACAACCAGTTCCTCCGGCAGAGCGCGCTCTTCCAGATGGGCGGGCAGAACGCCGCGATGCACCCCCAGCGCCGCGTGGCCTACAACCTCGTCAACTTCGCGAGCGCGGGCAACTGCTGGAACGGCAACCCGTTCTTCTACGCCTCGCACCCGGTGGACAAGTTCGACTCGGCCAAGGGCACGTTCTCGAACCGCATCACCAACGTGCTGAACCCCGCGAACTTCCACCTCGCGCGCGCGGCGATGATGCGCTTCAAGGACGCCTCGGGCGAGTACCTCGCGGCGCCGCCCGACACGCTCTTCGTGCCGCCCGACCTCGTGACGACGGCGGACATGATCGCCGCGTCGATCTTCATCCCCACGGTGTCCGGCGCGACGGCCAACGTCGGCGTCGCCACGGTGCCGCGCCAGAAGATCCGCGTGATCGAGTGCCCCGAGCTCGCGAGCGAGCCCACCGTCTGGTACCTCGCGCGCACCCGCGGGCCCATCAAGCCCGTCATCGTGCAGAAGCGGACCCGCCCCGTGGTGGAGTTCATCGAGGACCTCAACTCGTCCTTCTGCAAGAAGAACAAGAAGGTGCAGCTCGGCGCCGACTACTCGGCGGCGTTCGGCTGGACCTTCCCCCAGCTGATGATGCGCTGCGGCGACGCCTCGGCGTCGACCACGCTCTCCTGAGCCCCGCCCGCCCCGACCCCCGCCCCCCCGAGGCGCGCCCCCCCCGACGGCGCCGTCCTGGCGCCCGCGCCTCGGGCCCCTCCCTCCGCCCCCTGACGCCCCGCACCGGAGACCGCCGTGGCCTACGCGACCCAAGAGCAGCTCGAGCTCTACATGAGCGAACCCTCGCTCGCGCAGTGCTGCGACGACACGACCGAGGGCGCGGCGGACGCGGACGTCGTCGCCGACGTGCTCGCCCGCGCCTCCGCCGTGATGGACGGCTACCTCCAGAGCGGGGGCTACTCCGTGCCCCGCGCGGGCGCCGGCGTGACCGCCGCGCTGCGCCACTACACCGAGGGCGTCGCCGCGCACCTCGCGGCCCGCCGCCGGCCCGAGTTCCGCGACGGCAACGGCGTCGCCCCCTACCGCCAGGACTACGACGACGCGCTCGCGTGGGCGCAGAAGGTCGCCGACGGCAAGGTCCGCCTCGAGGGCGACGAGCCCGAGGGAGCCGACGGCGGCCCCGCGCTCGCCGACCGAGCGGGCGGCCGGGTCCTGCACGCCCACCGCGCCGGGCGCGCGCCGCCGGCGCCGCCCCTGCGCATGCGGCGGTGGTGACCCGTGAGCACCTGGCTCGCCGAGCCCCTCGCGCGCTTCCGCGCCATCGTCGAGGGGACCTACCCCTCCGTCGCGGTGCCCGGCCGCTCGACCACCGCCAACCGCTTCCGCCGCAGCGAGTACCGCGGCGACCCGGCCGACCCGCAGTGGCCCGGGACCGACTTCCACCGGCGCTACCTCGTGACCGTGGCCGGCGTCCGCAACGTCGCCGGCGCCGCGCCCAACCACCGCACCGGGCGCGTCCTGAAGGGCGTGCTCGTGAACCTCGTCATGGGCTACGTCGTGCAGCCCGACGGCCGCGTCGACCGCGGCGGCTCCTGCCCCGACGAGGAGGCCGCCACGCAGCTCGGCGCCGAGGACGCGCACGAGCTCGAGGAGGCCCTCTCGTGGCCCGACTTCTGGGCGGGCACCTCGCCGGCGATCGCGCAGATCCGGCTCGCGGGTGACGTGACCCCGGCGGTGGTGATCCCGCGGCGGCGCGTGCTCGTGACGTCCCAGTGGGACGTGACGGTGAGCTACGCGCCCGGGCAGGCCTGGTCGTGAGCGCCCACATGACCGGCGCCACCGAGGCCGTCGCGATGCTCCGCCGCGAGGTGGAGGGCATGGGCCGCGAGTGGTCCGTCGAGCTCGACCTCGGCGACGAGGCCCGCGCGCCCTACCGCACCGTCAACCCCCGGAAGAAGCCGCCGGGCCCGCAGCCGACCAACGGCGCCGTGGTCGACCACCTCGCGCGGATGCGCCGCGACCCGTTCGCGGTCACCGACGAGGACCGCGCCGCCATGATCGCGCGCGCCGTCGAGCTGCACGCCGCCGGCGTCCGCGGCGCCGCCCTCTGGACGGGCGTGTCGAGCACGTGGCGCGGCCGCGTCTACGACCGCGTGGTCGGCGGCACCGCGGCCGACCCCGTCTCGCCCGCCTGGGCCGCGCGCAAGGCCCGCCTGGGCTACCCCGTCACCCCGTCGGTCGCGTCCGGGCAGCTCGCCCGCGCGATCCGCTCGGCCCCCCTCCGCGTCCGCCGCACCCGCTGAAAGGCACCGCCCATGGCATCCGTGATCCACTCCCAGACGTCGCGCACCAACATCGGCGCCGAGAGCACCTTCGGCACGGTGTCGGCCAACATGAGGCACCTGCAGATCCTCGACGGCGACCCCGTCGCGGACCTCCAGACGCAGACCGCGCAGAACCCGGCGCAGGTGAGGCGGCAGAGGGAGTTCGTCCCCAACGTCACCCTCACGCGCAAGGGGTCGAGCCTCAAGCTCCGCGCGGCGCTGAAGAAGGTGCCCGCGATCCTCAACGCCGCGGCCACCCCGGTGGCCTTCGACCAAGCCGACGCCCTCTCCCACCAGCTCGTGATGCGGGCCGCGTTCGGGGGCGAGCTCGCCCCCGCCGCGGGGTCCACCGTCGCGTCCTCGAGCGGCACCCCCGTCAACCAGATCACCGTGGCGAGCGGGCACGGCAGCCGCTTCGTGCCCGGCCAGGTGATCATCGTCACCGGCGAGGGGCCGCGCCGCGTCACCGCCGTGTCGACCGACACGCTCACGATCGCGCCGCCGCTCTCGGGCTCGCCCGCGACCGGGACGGTGGTGCGCAACTGCTACAACTACCACGTCACCGAGAAGGACTCGCAGACCTTCAGCGTGGAGCACGCGCCCGTCGAGAGCGGCACGCCGATCGGCGAGATGCGGGCGCTGGGGTGCCACGGGCAGGCGAGCTTCAAGCTCGACGTGAACGCGCTCTCCGAGGTCGAGCTCACCTTCGCCGCCGCCGACTGGCAGGGCCCCGGCGACCTCTCCATCGGCGACGCCCCGGCCGCCGACGACATGGGCGACGTGCTCGCCTGGAACCCCACCATCTGGCTCGCGTCGAGCCTCGCGACGCTCCCCTCCGCCTCCGACGAGGTCGCCACGGCCAGCGTCTCCCTGCCGCGGAAGTGGCAGGAGGTGCCGGGCAGCGTGGTCAACGGCATCGGCAGCGTCCACGACGTGAGCGGGCGCGGCGAGCCGATCGACATCGACGTGGAGGGGCTGTTCGACGCCGACTGGGAGAGCCGGTTCACGGGCGGCACCGAGCTCTCGTTCGTGATGTACACGACGGTCGGCACGGGCGGCGCCGCGCGCTACTTCGGCCTGTGGTTTCCAACGGTGAGGGTCGTCGAGTCGCCCAGGCGCAAGACCAACGACGCCCTGCTCTACTCCACCTGCAAGCTGCGCGCGTTCATGGCCAAGGACATCGGCGGCGCCACGCCCTCCCTCTCCACCGCGCAGATCGTCACCAGCAACGTCGTCGCCTTCATGGGCTGACAGGACCGACCGCATGAGCCCCAACGACCTCCCGCCCCCGCAGAACGACAACCCCGCGCGCGACGCCTACGTCGCGAGCCTCGCCGACCCGGCCTTCGACCGCGAGCACCCCGACTGGCTCGAGCTGCGCGACCGCTACGTCGAGACCCGCGCCCTGGCCGACCTCGCGCGCCTCCCGGTCAAGCCCGGGTGCCACCCGACGCTCTGGCGCATCCGCCCCCTCACGGTGGCCGCGCGGGCGACGGCGTACAGCACCACCGCGCCCTCCCTCCAGCGCCTCTGGGCCGCCCGCCTGGGGCTCGTCGCGCGCGTCGACGGCCCGCGCGTCTACGGCGACGGCGCGGTGAGCGACTGCGCCGAGAAGCGCCTCGACACGCACCGCGGCTCCAACCCGCCGCAGGTGAAGGACGAGGCGCTCGACGAGGCGGCGCGGCAGTTCGGCGGCGACCTCCTCGACGAGCTCGCCGACGTGATCCTCCACCGGGCGAACACCTCGCCGAAGAAGCTCCTCCCTTTTCCGCCGCCGCCGCCCTCGGCGCTCAACTGACGCGCGCCTGGCGCGACGCCTGCGGTTGCGCCAGCGCGGAGGCCCGGAGGGACGCGGGCCTCGACGACGACGAGGCGTCGGCCGAGCGCCTCGAGCGGATGCGCCAGCGCTGGGGCTGCAACGGCCGCCGCGGGCAGCGCGGCCTCGCCGAGCGGGCCGTCGCGCAGAGCGTCGAGAAGCTCCTCGCGCTGCCCGAGGGCACATGCAGCGGGTGCCCCTTCGAAGGCCTCTACCACCGCGGCGTCGCCGGGGGGCACGTCGGCGAACTGCTCAACGCCCGGCTCCTCGTCGTCGACGAGCGCCTCCCCTGGGATGACGCCCTCGGGCGACCGCTCGCGGCCGTCGACGTGGACGCGGTCTCCGCCTGGAAGCACGCCCGCGCCCGCGTCGAGGCCGCCGAGCTGCGCGAGCGGCAGCGGCAGCGCGACAACCCCGACAAGCCCAACCGCTAGGCCCGAACGATGTCCAAGATCCGCGTCGACTACGAGCTCTCCGGCGTCGACAAGGCGCGCGTCGAGGTCGCGGAGTTCGAGAAGGGCCTCACGTCCGCGCAGAAGGCCGTCCTCGCGCTGGCGAAGGCGAACGAGGCGACCGGCGCGGCCCTCGCCGAGCTGGAGAAGGGGCTCGGCGACGGGTCGGTCTCGGCGGAGGAGTACGTCGCGGCGCTCAAGGCGATCGCCGCGCAGGCCCCGAAGACGGCCGCGGAGGTCGCCAAGGCCGCGCGCGAGGAGGAGGCCGCGCAGAAGAAGGCCGAGGCCGCCGCCGCGAAGGCCGCCGCCGAGGCGGAGAAGGCCGCGAAGAAGAAGGCCGCCGCCGCGGAGGTCGAGAAGAAGGCCGCCGAGGCGCGGGCGCTCGCCGAACTGAAGGCCGCCGACGACGAGGCGGCCGCGCTCCAGAAGCGCACCGAGGCGGCCGAGAAGCACGCCGAGGCCGTGCGGCGCGCCAACGAGGCGGCGGCGCGGGACGCGCGCGCGACGAGGCCCGGCCTCTACGACCGCGCCGCGGCCGCCGGCGT